CACCGAGCCAACAGCCACGTGCTGGGCTAATACAGAGATCTGATGAGTCAAAATCAGCGTATGATAGGAGAAGAGAATTAACAGAAGAACCGCAGATTAAAGACTATAATGAAATGGCATCAGGGTTAATTAAGACAAATGTTGATACATTAAGGACTTCAATTGCAGATCTTAACGAGTTAAAATCGTATGCAAAGTATACAAGACCTGATGGCACGAACCCTATCTTTGCACCATTGCAAAAACGAGACATTGATTCTTATGTTACAGCTGCTAACAAAGCAGTGATTCAGATATTAAAAAGTGGAGGAAATCTTAACGTAAACGGTGTGCATGCTGCAATTGGGTTTAACTTAGAACCTGTGTATCAGAATTTAAAGTTATCTGATGAAGAGAAGAATATGTCGGCAAGAGCTGCCAATATTATCTCTACGCAGATTATTAATAATATTATTGCGAACAAGACGGCAGCGTTTGGTGGATCACGTGTGACGAACTATCAAGATCAGCAGTTGTCAGCACTGAATGCGAACATGGATCAGTTACCACAGTACATACTAGGTTGGGCAACAAGGCGCCAAGTTGACAATGCGCATTCATTGGATGTTGCAAATGAGTACAATAACTATGTACGTCAGTCATACGACCAAAACAAGATACCTGACCCTAAAGGATTCTTTACTTCAGATCTCTATAGAGAAGTATTACCAAATCGACACACGACTAAAATGAATGAAGCGCTAGAGAAATACCCTTATAAGTAAAGGAATGATATGGCAGAAGATTTTTATGCAGGAATTCTAGATGATGTAGAACCACCGCCACCTGCGAGCGGTAAACCAGCAGCTACGCCACAAGAACCACCGCCACAACCTAATTCTAAAATGAGTGGCGCAGCAGATACGATATTGCCAGGGGCAGTAGGGGCTGTTGTAGGTAATTTAGCACAGCGATATGGGCCTAAGCCTGATTACATGACTCAGCCATTCCAAAACGCAACAGTGTCTCTAGAAAATGCAAGTGATGTTGAGAATCTTACGAACAGCCGATTAAGTAATATAGAAAATATACACAAAGGCAATGTTGGTCAGATGGAATCACTTCATCAAAAGCATCTAGCAGATCTTGAGCCATTAAAAGCTGCGTATGACGAAGCACGACATAAAGCATCCGTGTTAGATGCGCTAGATTTCGGTGAACGTAAAGTCCCAGGTGCGTCAGGAACATATAACTATGGCGCAGTGATGCCAGGTGATGAAGTGCCACATAAATTACTGACTGAAATGGAAGACATGACCAAGGGTCAGCACGGACAAGGCGCTCATGATATCGCTGAGCGTAATCGTATTGCAGCTAATAAGCAAAGAGCGTTAGGGCTAGGCGACTATAGACTTTCAGGCAGTCTCGAAGGTCAACTATTTACACCACCTGTGCAAGGCGTTACTCCTGCAGAGCAAAGAAATGCAAAGATTGCGCATGATCTTGCTAAATCTGCATATGAAACGCATCTTAAAGCTACAACTGCACTAGGCAAAGAACTTGAACAATTGCGTGGAACAGTGCCTGAAGGTAAGAGAGAAGCAGTGAAGAAATTGGCAGATGCAGAGCTAGAAAAGCAAAAAGCAATGCGTGCTTTAGAACGAGTAACTGATAAGCCTTCCTTTATAGGTAAAGCATTTAATAAACTGCCTTATGGTAAAGAAGTGTCTGATGCATTTTCTACTGCTAATAAAGTAATGAATACTAACCCTGTTTTAAAGCATGTTCTTCCTACAGTAGGTGGCGGACTTGGCATGATGGAGTTGTTATCAGGTGCTGAACACTTAAACAAAGATGAAAAGTTAAAAGGCGCACTCGAAATGATGAGCGGCGCAGGTGGTTTACTAGGCGCCGTCCCGCATCCTCTTGCTAGAGGAATTGGGCTAGGCATGCAAGCGCCATTGATGGGCTATGAAGGTTACAATTATCTTAAAGATAAGCTAAACAAATAAGTATGCAGAAAATTGTTTTACGACACGATTAACTGCTTGGCGATGTAAGTGTAATTTTCTTGCAACATACGCTTGTGGTTGTAACTCAATTACTACTTCTTTGAGCGCTTCAATCATGTGGTCTGACAATCTAGGGTGTTTATTAGTAAATAGAAAAACAGACAATCTTCTATACTCTTTAGACATACTCTTTAACTCACCTTGCGCGACAGACCATCGTTTACTCATAAATGTGCTTTTTCTCTATTGCATCGATTTGTTGTAATAATTCTTCTCTAATCTTAAGATAAGAATCGCCACCTGGAAATTCATCACGACCAATTGGGTGGTAGAACTGTTCTTCGCACCAATCAAAGTTATCGTTCTTAGCATTAGGCGGAAAGATGTTTGTTTTACCTTTGGCAGATTGGCGTTGGTAGAACACATCAGGCTTTCTAAAGTCAACTAGTCCTTTAAGGAATGGGTAGATCTTTAACACCTCTAACCATAGCTTCATTGCGATGACATTGTCTACTGTGGTTTGGATTTGCTCATCACCACGCATAATACAATAGCCAATAAGGTCCTTAATAGTACAGCGAACCATATAAAAATGCTCAAAATTACGAGGCATGATACTACGGGTATCAAGACCATGCACAGTGCCGCTATCAAGCATATCGATATAAAGTTGTCTAGCATCTTCAGTAATCCTTTTGTAACGTTCAAAAAATTCAGGGTTGGCAGCAATACTAGGTTTAACCATGACTCGATCATCTCGCATATCGCGATCACCGTGGACTTGGGCAGCAAAACTAAACAAACGATGACGGATTAGATGTGTGGTATCTATCATATCCATACCATTCACAGACCATGTCAGATTGATCGTTTCCATCGCGGTTGGTAGTAATTCATAACGAAACAGTTCATCAATGGTTTGGTCGATATCTTCATTAGCAAAGTCCCATTGAATTTTATCGTTCCACGTATTCATTAAGAAAACAGAGATCGTCTTACGTAGCTCTGCAACTGTTGGTGCATGAACAATCCTTACATCAATGCACTCCAATTGGTTCATGAACTGTAGTGGTTCAGGCTTTTTGCCGAACTTTAACTCTGTGTGCATCTTTTGTAGATGCGGCATTTTTGATTTGTGTACCTTAGGCATTTTCTTCTTTCTTTAGTTGTAATTCGACGAGTCTTGCATAACCTGCGATATCAGCCCAGCTATCGATGTGGTCAGGAGTAATGGATAATCTAGATAGTTTCATTGCTATCTTTGAAAAGTATAACGCAACCACCATTGGCATATCTTCGCCATGATGGTCTGCATATCTTTTTGCAATGGCGCCTAGTATTGTTGCCTCTAGTTCAATCCCTTCATTAAAGTCGCCGTATGTTTTACCACGTTCTTCGATAATAGAATCAGTTGTTGTCACGTTTAATTCCTTCCAGTTTTTCTTTTAATTTTTTAAGACGTTCTATACTATCGTTAACTACTTGAGTCATGTACCCTGTGTTACCGAGTTGTATTTCGTTACTGGCATACTGTAGACACTGTAGTGCATCGCAATAATGCACAATAAGGGCTTCAGGGGTATTTGAATCGTATAGTTTACAGTATTCTCTTACTTGTTCTGGAAACTCACTGACAACTTCCATCTCTGCCATTTGAAGCGCCATTGCAATGTGGGGAAAGTTCTTTTTTACTTTGTGGTTGACATCACTAATTTCCATCTCTGCCAGATCATGGCAAATAGCAATCTTAATTGCAGTACTTACATCAAAGACATACTCTCTGGATAATAGCAGGACGCCCAAAGCTACGAAATAGCTATGAGTTGCCACACTCTCTGCATGAATAACAGGTTTCATGGAGTAACGCTTTGTGTGCTCTAACGTGTAGCTTTTCATAAAAAATTGATGATTATAGTCATTCATACATAGTGTCCTCTTCTGACCAGTCTTTCTTAACCACTTGCTTTGTAATAATTAGATTAACCAATGCGTCTTCAAGTTGATTATATGATTTACATACAGAGCCTGATGCCGCCAACATAATGTTAAACTTCTGGCCTTCTTTAGCAGTTGTCCATAGGTAAATAATAGGAATATTTGAGGCACTGCACCACCCTGCTTCGAATATAGTGCCAGTGTCTTTGTCGTCAGTAATACAAATCAGTACATTGGCTTTCTTAAGTGCATTAATGTTAACATTAAAGATTTCTTCAGGGGTTGTAACTCCTTGAACAAACATACTTTCATCTTTAGGGCTGAAATACTTTAGATTAAAAGTTTCAAGTAGTGATTTAACGTTCTCAACTCTTCTAAGCTGAATATCGTTAAAAAACGGTGCTGCAATATAGATATATGGGTTTTCAATCATTAAAATTCCTTAAAAAGGGGCCGAAGCCCCGGTTGTTATCTGACTATCTGATCATACGTTGGTGCTTGTTCTTCGTTAATCAGTTCGCCCATCGGTTGTGTCACCTCTGCAATTTGCGTAGACGTAGAAAAGATTACTCTTTTGTGACCACGATGTTGCATACTGCCTTGGCTTGAATAAAGTTTATATTCGAACTCTGCAGTTTCTTTGTCATTAGCAAAGTAGATAGGGATTAAAAAATTGTCGCTATCTACTGCCATTACTGAATACCATGTTTCCATTTTAAAGCTCCTAGTTAAGAATTAAGAAATATATTACTTTGTACTACAATTATATTGTACCATAGTTTTATATTAAAGTAAACACTCTGCATTTCACTATGTGACATTTGCATATTCTTTTATCGCGTTTAAAAGACTTTGTTGTGTCTTGTCTTTAGTCTCGATTGCTTTAATGATCGCTTCATCGACTGTTTTACGAGCAATCATCTGGTGCACAATGATGTTGTTCCTCTGACCTTGGCGCCATAATCGTCTGACAAACTGTTCATAGATTTCTAATGACCAAGTATTACTAAACCAGATCACAGCATGACCTGCGCCTTGTAAATTTAGACCATGACCTGCAGACTGCGGATGTGCAAGAAGTACTGGTGTTAATCCTAAGTTCCACTTATTAATAATACCAGTTAGTTGATCGCCTGAGATGCCTGAGCCAATGACTGGTGCATCAGGGTAGACTTTCTTAAGTCGTTCTAGATCATGCTTAAAGTGGTAGCCGATTAGACATGGTTGCCCTGATAACTCTTCTACGATGTCTTGCACTGCTTCAAGTTTAGCATCGTGCACATGTTGTACTGTTCTTTCTTCGCCGTCTAGATAAACAGCCCCGTTTGCAATTTGCTGACATTTGCCAATGGCGACTGCAGCCGTTGCTGCTGTTACCTGACCGAGCTCTATGTCTGTTAGTAACTTCTTTTCAAGCTCGTTATACGTCTTTCGTGCATCAGGCGGTAGTTCGATATACACTTTATTAATGATCAACTCAGGAAGATCTAAGTAATCTTTTGCAGCCATTCTAAGTACTTTGCCAGATAGCGCATCGTAAATCTTTTGCTCAGCATCTGTTTGTAGTGCCCATGTATAGCCACCGTACCCTGTAGGGTAAAAGTAATTTGCTCGATAATGAGTAATGTATCGGCCAAATGTAGCACCTCGATCAACTACAAGTTGCGGCCCGAAAATATCCATAAGTCCGTTAGGCGCAGGTGAGCCTGTAAGTCCGAATCTACGCTTAAATTGGTCTAACATCGGATTTAATGACTTGAATCGTTGTGTTCGAGTGTTCTTTAAATAACTTATTTCATCAACAACCAACATGTCATAGGGCAATTTAATATTTAACCTTCTCAAGGTGGCTGACAACCACTGTAGACCTTCAAAATTAATAACATGGATAATGGATTTATCATGTAATATTTTGTCCTTATGAGGTCCGTGCAATACACTGATGGTTAAGTTTTTAAAGTTGTCCCATTTCTCGACTTCTACAGGCCAGACTGCATAGCTTGGTCGTAATGGTGCAACAATCAGGACTTTTTTAATCGCGCTTGAGTTTAGTAGTTGTCTGATGGCTTCTAGTGTAATACTGGTCTTACCTAGTCCTGGCTCAAGCCATAGTTGGCCTGAACCGTTTTCAAGCATGAACTGGACTGCATTATGCTGATATTGATGCGGATTCCAAAGCATTTGTAATCTCCTCTTTTGTTCTTAATACTAATACGCAATGATGATGCAACCGCAATAGGAAATGCACATGTTCTTGTCTGTCAGATAGCTTACCTGTCAGCGTCTTTAACTCTATCCACAATACTTTATTAAAAGGCAGAACAACTAGTCTATCAGGATAACCTGTGCTATATCGTAAATGCAGTTTAATGGACGTAAGTTTAAGACGCTTACATTCTTTACCAAAATGTCTTTCCAAATCACGTTCAAGAACAGGTCTCACCACTTGCATGGGCCGCCGTTACTCTTTCTATAGTGACAAAACTTGCATAAGCCTGATGGATTGGCAGCATGTATTGTGTCTTTGGTAATGACTTTCATTCTATCTTTAAGGCCTAGCAATAAGAACGGTAAGTCTCTTCTTGTAATTACAGGATACTCGTCTGTCTTAACAAGGTCAATAAACTCAATAGCAGTTTTGACATACTCGATATCAGGCTTACAAGATAGAATAACAGCAGCATACACTGTTACTTGATCTTTATAGTCACGGTGCTTACCTGTCTTAAAGTCAATGATCGTAGCTTCAGGGCCGTTTTCTACATATAAGTCAATCACACCTCTGAAAATAGCAGTAGGGTCGTCATAACTAACAGGCGCGAAATAAGCATTTACAGCAAAAGGCATCTCTGAGACTGCTTTAGCTTTAATCCAGTTTTCAATCTTAGGTGCCAAATGTTCAATATCTGTAGATAATAATTGAAGACCACCTTTGATTACTTCTTCGATCTCTGTGTGAATTTGCTTACCTCTATTTGCCGCATCGCCTGATGAGTCAGGTAATCTGTCAATTTTAGAGAACTTAAATTTACGAGGGCATTGCTCGTACATCTTGATGGAGGAGTATGAATAGATCATTGCCTTACCTGACTTGGTATGCGATTACGAATTTTCTCTGATAAAGTTAACAGCCAATCAGCAGGTAGTAAATCGTTTGGATTTGTCGTTGCATAGGATGCATCTACAATCTTTGCACACGCTTCACGCTCCATCATTACAGCAGTTCTTGATGCTTCAATTGCCATTGCCATAATTTCAGCTTTAGCTGTATTCAATGCATCATCAAACTCACCTTGCGTAAAAAGGGTATTACCTACACCTTTTGCGAAAAACTGCTTTTGAAAATCAGACATTTCTTTCATTTTGTTTCTTCCTTTTTAAAATTAAAACAACTGTCATTTATCCACAAACACTTTGATTTTTGTTGTATCTTAAAACCCAAAAATAATGTTTAAACCGAAACACAAAGCCAATGTTAATTGATTTTAGTGGAAAGAAATTGAATCCTGTTTTGACTCTTTCACCTTCATCTCTGATGTGTATCATTGTTTCCTCGCTTCCATCATTGCATCAGCCCAAACATAAGACCATCTAACTTTATGGTCTAACCAATTTTCTGTTTTAGTAGTATTTGTTGGTGTGTATTTTTTTTCCCCATTTAAATAAGATGTCGCCATAATAGTTTCTGACCACTCTTTTTTAGGAAAAAGTAATGGTACTTCTGGTGCATGAGCAGCAAAGTAATCTCTTAAATCCATGCCTTTATGCTCTTCAATTGCAAAATCACCATTAACTTCAGATATATGTATTTCTTTGCATGGAAATGCTTTCATTATTTCCATCCTTCCAAAATATTTAATAGTTCACGATAAAACTTTTGTCTTTCAACCATGACTGCAGGTTGGTACTTTTCAATGAACTCAATTAGTGGGTCATCATCTTCACGAATGCTTCCATCAACCACGAACAATGCTTGTTTAGCATCCCCTATGTAGGACTTGGATTCACCAAAAATTTGCTCAGTAAGGGGTGCATCTTTACCCTCACGAATTTGGTCAATCATTTCCCTTGCTTTGTCTTCAGGTACATCTTGGTTACCTAAATACAAAGCCACTTCTTCTTTAGATACTATCTTTCCCATTATTTCACCTCTGAAAAGTTATTTCCGATTACTGCCTCTGCAATAAACGGTACATCAAGTTTAAATGCGTACATCATACAGTCTTCTAACTTCTTTGCTTCACGTTCCTCATAGCCTTTTTCGCATGATATAACGATCTCATCATGAAGCGATAATAGCAACCTAGATCTATCTGCAATATTTGCATAGTTAATCATGGCTTGCTTTGTCATATCAGCTCCAGACCCTTGGATTAAAGTGTTTAACGACTTAAACCCAAACTCCATTAGACGACCTTTAATAATCTTAGGCGGTTCACCTTTAATTAATCTACCACCAATCGTCTTAAATGGCATTCTCATCTTGTATCGAGCAGTTAAGTCATCGTTAATTTGTGGCAAGCCTGTTGCTACTTCGTTCTTATACAGGTCAACAAGTTCTCTTGCTTCGCCATATGGGATCTTTAACATTTCACTTAATTTCTTAGGGCCTGCGCCATACAAGATACCGAATGATAGAGTTTTAACATAGTCACGAGGAATATCACGACCTAGCTTTGCACTCATCATGTTCATACTAAATGTGTGAAGATCTGCTTTAGGGTCTTTTAAATACTGCTCTTTTAACTTACCATCTTCGAAGTATGCAAACAATCGCAGTTCCTGAGCATTAAAGTCAGCTGCTATCATGCTATGCCCCTCATCAGGTAGTATGTATTGGCGAACCTTAGGTATCACTAAGCCTTGTATCTCAGGAGGTAGTGGTGTTTTAGGGCCACGAGTAGGCATTGTCTGAAGTGTAGGCTTTGATGATAATCTACCCGTTCTTGTGCCGCCTGCTTCGCCTCGTACTGTGTTCCACTCTGTGTAAATACGACCTGATGTTCTTGATTGTTCTAACCAAGGCTCTATGTATGTACCAGTAAGCTTAGCAAGCAGATCTCTATAGCGAAGTACAGAGCTAACAAGCGGGTCAGTAATTAGATCAGCAAGAGTTTCTTTGTCGGATAATAAAGTACCTTTGTCACTCGTTGGCCATTTCTTTTCCTTATCATAGCAGCCGTTAGACTGAATGATTTGTATAAGTTGTGCCCCTGAGTTATAGTTAATATCGTCAGCATTAAAGTACTTGTTTAACCATGTTTCACATTGTGAAATGTCAGTGTTCGCCTTCTCTAACGATGCTTGTAGACCTTCTCTATTAACAAGAACACCACGCCTAGAGTTTTCCAATAAGACAGGCATTAATTGTATTTCCCTCAGATAGGCCTGAGGCATGGTCTCTCTGACATTATGGGTAAAGTCCCATAACATGGCTGTTAATGTCACGTCGGCCTTAGCGTACTTTCCTACAAGGTCTGCCGGACCACGAGCAATGTAAGCACCAGCTGTCTTTGGCTTTTTAGCCACTTCAGGTATGTGAGCAACTAGCCAATCATAAAGCTCATCACGTTCTTCAGGCTGAATATTTAGCCACTCAACACATAATTCTTTTAAAGATAAACTTCTGACATAAGGGTCGTGAAGAAATGCAAGAACCAAAGTATCGTGAACCCTACTAGGGTCAGGAAAGTCCATGTGGAATTGTTCAATAATGACAGCAAGATCAAACATAGCATTGTGAAAGCATACATGTCTGCCTGATTCCCATATTCTAATTAATAGTCTTTTAACTTGTTCATAAGATGTGTTATTCCCTGAGTCATGGCAAAATGAATAATAGTCTGACTTAAATTGACCAGTTCTATCAAGTACAGCAAGCCCTACAGGCTTAGGCGGATACTGCTCTGGCCTAGGCCCGATGGCTTCTGTTTCGAAATCCAAGAAGATCGGATCTGTCATATTAGTACTTTGATGATGTAGGTGCTGCAGTTGTTGCTTCGGCAGGTTCTTCTTCGACTAATGGCGACTGAATTGCATGATCTACTTCTGATGCGCCTTTAGCGATTAATGCCTTAATGACTGCCATATCATCTAATGCTCTTACAAAGTGAAATACAATCTTAAATTGCGTTTTAGCATCTGGCACCAAAGAGATTTTAGTGACAATAGCTGCCAATGGGCGCTTTAATGTTGATGCAATGGTTTGCACATAAGTAGAGTAGCCTTTAACACTTGTTACTGGAATACGTAATGCTGCTACCTCTGCCAACTCGACATCTTCTGCCGTGTTAATCGAGTCTGATGTGACCAAGAATAACCGACGCTTTTCAGCGCATGCTTTACCTTTACCACCACCTGCAGCACTGTTCCATTGGTTTTTAGGGCAAACATCACAGGTTACTGATTGTGGTGTCTCTGCCAATACACTAGGCGCTAAACCTGTAGCTGATGTGCCTAGCGCAAAACAAACTGGAGGAGCACTATTGGTTGGGTCGTATCTTGCTGTGTAATAAAGTCTCTCGATAGGAGAAGAAATGATCACAACCTCAAGCTCATTGCCTGCAATCGGGTTATCTTGGTACTTAAGAACACCGCCACTTGTAGCAATAAATTGTGTACCACCCGAGCTTTTCTCTGCTTGTACGTTTAACTTAGCTAACTCAGCCAACTCTGTATCGTATTTAGTAATTTCGTTTTTAGACATTTTAGTTCCTTATTTGCGTGATTGATAAACTGTTACACCCCATAACTCGGTAACTGATGAACCGGGGATTTGTTCACCATTTTCTGCTCGATCCTTAAACGCTGTACTGCTTAAACGCTTATGGAGTAAGTCAAAACTCTTTGTTTGTTGAACATATTCATAAAATAAGTCCCAGTCAGTAATGCTTGGCACTTGCTTTTTAGCCATGGTAACTGAGTGGCCTGAATCAGATGCTGCCTTGGTAAGACCGTTCTCTGCCATATTATGCATGATATCTGCTTCTATGGTTGCTGCTACTCTTGACAACTCTTGATCTTGCGCTGCAATAGCAGTTCTTTGTCTTTTAACTTCGACAAGTTGGTTGATTAGTTCTGATAAGTTCATGGTTTTCCTATATAAGTTATTTGTATGCTTGCTTCTGCGAATATTTGATTTGCTAAATCAAAACTTTGTTGCCATCTGGCCGGTACATGTACAGGTGCTACATGTCTTGCAATGCCTGCTTGAATCATCATTGCAGCACATTCGCTACAACATTGCATAGGCCATGTATAAAGTGTACAGCCACGAAGGCTTTGTTTTGCAAAGATAAGTGCATTTCTCTCTGCATGTATAGTGATTGCCAACTTTGTGTCGCGGTCATTAAGTCTATCCTCACTGTCACAAATAGAAGCAGGGAAGCCGTTATAGCCAACGCTTACGATCTGATGATGAGGGTTAACAATTACTGCGCCACATTTAGTTGACGGATCCTTAGACCAAGTTGCAATAAACTTGGCCAAGTCTAAATACCGTTTATCCCATTTGCTCATACAACCATCCATTCTGGTGCATATGCATGGTCTTGGTGCCATTTCATGGTGATTACATTTTTCTTATGGCGATAGTATTGACGATATGCAGTAACTGTATCATCGTTCTTATACTCATCTGGCATACATTGTGGTGGGTTAACCCAGCCACTTTTAATTAGTGTATCGGGTGGAAAGCGTAGTTCGCCATAATAAAGCTTTTCGCATGAATGCGTTTTGTTATAACGCTTAGTATATTCGTTACATAAAGCCATGCCTAGGTCTACTAGAAACTGATAATGTAGCCTTGATTCTCTAGCCCATACTGCTGATGGGTGATTTTTGTGTGTGGGTTTGTAAGTAACTGGACTGTTGTGCTCGTGATGAGCTGTGGCAAGTAATTGTGCTGTTTCTATAACCATCTTACAAACATGTTTATCACAATGATATAAAGCACAAATTTTAGCAATTGGGTGTAAGTAAAAGATATTCATATTAAGTATTTAGTATTAAGTAGTGGGTAATATTTTATTATACTATATAAGTACATAAAAGTAAACATCTATTTTAGTAATTTTAATTTTATTTGTTCATGTATCTTCTTTTGTTGATCAAATGATACGTTCTCGTCAATGATCGACCATGCAACCATTGTTGCCTGAGTCCACGCTTCCAACCAAACAGACTTAGGATTGGTTAGGAACTCCTGTTCGCAGTTTGCTCGTTGTAATAACTTAACCCAATCATCATAAGCTATCTCTTGTTTTTCTTTTGCTAATATGTTCATTTGATTCCCCAGATTAAATAACCGAGCCAAAATCCCCAGGCTACTGCCAATAAAAGTGATGCTAAATAATCTTTTAGTTTCATTTCTCACTCGCTTTCTTAAACTGTCCAATATCTGACATTAAATTGTTTGCATCAATAATTTGTTTTAGTGTTGTTATTTCTACATCTTTATCATGCAACATATTGTGATAGCGTTCAATCTCTTGTGCTTGGTCTTGGAGCATATTTGCTGCCGCCAAAAGTTGTTCTCTGTTGCCTAACCAGTTTTTTAAAGCATCTGCTAATTCATCTGGTGTCCATTCCATATACGATGGTTTAAGCCTTAAAGTCATTTCTCACCTCTACTTGCTTTAAAAAGTATTTCTGCAAAAAATTCACTCATCTTTACTCTCCCTAAAGAAATCCGTTGCTGGCGCTTTTGTTTTTCCATAAAACATTTCTTTAGAAAATGCACCTAAAATAGCTGCTTTTGCTTCTTCACGGTCTTTTTTAGGTAAATCAGCTACCGATTCTTCAAGACATTCCATTACGCTTTTTATTATTTCTTTTATAGTAATTATTGTGCTCATTTTGTGTTCGCTTTCTTTAATAACTCTCTGCCAAACATTAAAATATGTTGTTCATGTCCCCAGTTTGGAAACATTTTCCAAGCGTCAATTATTTCATCATCAGTTA